ACGTTTTCTTTAAGTACGAACTTTTGTTGAAACTGTTCTTTGAATTGGTCGAAGTTCTCTGCTTCGATTCCTGCGAACTCATTCAGCTGCTTCAGGTCTATCATTTGTAGATTGTTTTGGTTTCCGACTTTTTTTCTTTGGTTCTTCGGCTGTCGGTTGTTCCGATGTTAGGGTATCAACAGTTGGCTCACTTGGAGCTGTCTGATTGGTTTCAAGTATCACATATCTGTTATCGCTTACTTGCACGATTTCTCTTGGTGGCGTTTCAATAATCACCCAACCACCCGATGCCATGCGAGCAGGATTGTTGTAGATGGATGGTGGAAGCATGGCCACCCGACCTGTTTTCATGCTAGTTGCTTTCTTTAGATGGTCCATAAAGGGGTGATTTTTATGCAAATATAATCATCAAAGATACTATTTTATGATTATAATTGTAATATGAAAGACATCAAAGATAATTTAACAGGTTGTTTTTGGCCAATAGCTATCTCAGTTTGCATCATCATTTGGTGGTGGATATTAACATGATGGCATCATATCTGCTATTTATGTTGTGTTTGGGATTGCTGTGCTTTGACCAAATCAGCATTAGAAAGAAAAAGTAATATATTTGTTCCGTTTGGTTCGTTGTTTGGAGCTGCCCCGTAAGGCAGCTTTTATAATCCAAGCAAATCAGCCTCAGCTTGAGTGGGTTCAAAACCCCACTTTTGAATCGCTTCCCTAACCACTTTTTCAGGAACCCTACGAATCGATACCGGTATTATAGAATGGCGGCAGTTGTAACCACCAGCATAGGAGTAAATAGTAGATGAGTTAGTACCTGGTATCCTTCCTGCCCAATCTCCTGCGGTTGATGGCCATTGCTCAATCTCCCTATAATAAAAATATTGGTTATGTCGAGCTGAACAGAACGGTCTAGTAGTTTCTATCTCACTTCCCGAATAAAAGAACCATTCCGCTTCCAATTCCTCACTGACCGCACTGGTGTAGTTCCTATCAGCTATGGCAAAGGTATCATGGGCTATCTGCTTATTATATTGTAACAGCTTTCCATCGACTTCCTCATCCCCAGTCACAATTGTCTGAAGCTGCTTGACCGTCTCTGTAAAGCCTGCATTGGAACTGATGGCTGTTTCTATATTCTCCCTAACCACATCAGCAAACCTTTGATTTCCGATGGCATTGACAAGCAAGTCAACCGCGTTTCTCTGAGTAGTCCTTAGCAGTTGTTGGCTTACAGGTCTTGGGGTGAAATCATCAAAGGTCTTAGCGAATAAATCATTGCTGACCTTTGCCTGTTCGCCCATCTGCTTGGCATACTCACTAACCGCCGTGATGTATTCCGAATCAGAAAGAATCTGCTGAACCAATTGCTTTACATCAGAAGCTAAGGCAAGGTTGGTACTATTCAAAACCAAATTACCTGCCGAGTCAACAGTCAGCTGGCGAAGTATGTCAACGATCTGTGGAAATAGCTTCTTCTGCGCTATTTCTACCTGAGTCAAATACTCATCGGGAACGGTGGTGAGCCGCCGCGTTTTTTCAGCTATCAGCTCACTAATCGTTGCCATTAGATGCCTGCTACGATGTTGCTAACTAGGGATTGAGCATTGAAAGGAGCAGCAGTGGTCAGCTGGATATTGGCTGCGATGTTCTTGGCACGCTCCACTAATTGAGCCAACTGCGTTTCAAAGTCTTGCTCAAAGAATGCTGGGTTTTCCATCATTAAACTATTGACAAGATTGATGGCTGAATCATGCAGGACTACCTCCCATTTATCTACCAACCCTTTGGCTAGCTTAAGATTAATCTCATCCAAAGTCATGGTCAACAACCTATCGGCTTGGCTGATTAAGTTAAATATCTGCTGCCCTTGCACATCTGGATAGTAAAGAGTCTGCAAGTATTTATAGATGATAGACTGAATAACAAACGGAGGCTGCTTGGCGATAATGGCTTCATTAATCTGAGCCAAGTAATCGCTCTCCAAATAGAAGTCATAGTTCACAGGTCTCTTAATGGTAGGCTGGCGATAATTCTCTCCATATCGCATCAATCCAACCATGTTAATGCACCATTCATACATATCGAACAGCTGCATGCAGTTCTGTTTGATTCCAGCAATGAGTGCTTTTTGATCAGATGCCGCCTCGGTAGCCGTGATGCCTTCACCGCCTTGGACCTTGTTATTGGTTTTCTTGAGGTGTAGAATCTCATAGGCTTGGTTCATGTTATAGGCAATCTCTTCACGCAGGAATCGAGGCGTTTCAGTCGATGGTGCTGCGTAGAATATAGCCGAGTCGGGACTGATATTATCGCCTTGTGAGGTGTTTGTCTGAGGCTTTATCAGCAATGTTCCATAAGGACTAATCCTGTCCTTTAATCCTGAACCGTTACATTCTGGACACATCGATTTGCCACCATCCATTCGATAATGCCAGCCACCATCACAGGTGACATTTTCCCCATCAATCTTAATTTGAAACTGACAAGGATCTCCAATCATCACTCTATAAGGATAGGTGCAGGTTGGCTTGATTCCACGAAGCAAAGCGGCATCCAACAATACCTCATCCAATACATCAGTAGCATATAGGAATGGAGACTGTTGCATCATGGTCTCATCGATTTGGATGCTGATTCCATCCACACGCTTGACAGGAACCATTCCTGTTGCATGGTTGAACCATTCAATTATCTCAAATTGATAATCAACTTTCTTGCCTACTTGAATAGCCTTGTATATCCATTGGTCATCAAAAATAAGATAAACCATCCCATCCATGACCATCTTATTATTGTATTCAACCTCGCTGCGTTCTTCGCTTTCAATAACTGCGAATTCCTCATCATAAGCCAATACGCGAGTGGTATGGTAGAACTTAGTGTAAGGCTCAACCAACTCATCGGGGTTAAGCACTTCCTCGCCTTCAATCTCAACCGTGTCAAGTTCATAAGGCATCACAACAACTACTCCCATTGCATCCATTAGCTTTAATGGAGGCAGGAACACGAACACGAAGTTATCTAGGCTGCCGTATTCGGGAAACTCTGAATCCAAGTATTTAGCCAAGGTTGTGTCGGTGTTCACATATTGATCCGCATCAGGCGTGTAAGTGATGCTCCAGTTATTCTCATGGTAAGCTCGGCCATAGGTATCGACCATATCTTTAAATACCTGGAGAGTGGTTTGTTTGAAGTTCGCCTTCACATATTCATACTCTTTGGGAGTCTGATTGGGAGCGTTCTTTGCAAACAGTTCGTAAGGGAATACCCCTTTCTGAGCATGTATCCTGATTTGGTCGAGCCATTTAGCCGATAAGGTATAACCTGGATAATAATTAGGCAAGTAAGCTCCATTGTCATCATCCTGCCGAAACAAGGTGATTCCTTTGGACTTCTGTCCTTTGTTGCGTATCGATGTAAGTTGATCGACTAAATAGGATAACTGCTCAGGGGTTAACATTAGAACTTGGGTTTAGTGGGTGGCTTCGGCCTAGTCCTAGGCTTACTACCTCCGCAAGATGAACATCCTTTCATGATAGTGTAGTTATATAAGAGTTAGTGAGGTCAACTGAAGTACCTGAGCCGAGCAAGGTCTTGGCAGGTATGGGATAGTCGAATCGGCGTTTTTGGAGCGTTCTCCAATTAGCCAGCACTGGCCGATAACCTTTGTAATACTTGCTTTTAAATTCCACATCTTGCTCAAAGTAATAAGAGTAGTGATGATATTTTTGCGGTAGAACCTTGTAGCCATCCTGCCCTTCCATGATTGGTGGTTCGTGAGTTTTGAACTTTTGTCCATGCCACCACCATAATCGTGTACTAATGCCATCGCCCCAAGATCCTTTCCCCACCAACTGTCTGCCATCGCTATCCTTGCAAAGATAATGATAAAATTGAAAGCCTCCAGCAGTATTTGAGCCACTACCAAGCATAGTTTCAGCCTCGGTCAAGTCCGATTCAGTCCAATGCTCATCGGCATCTACCTGCCAAAGCCATCCATCAGGATTGCCTTGAAGCAACTCAATTCCTTTGTTAACCTGCAAATCTTTGCTAGGCCATCCTGTTAGGGATGTGGCAAATAATACTTTTGTCGGATATTGACTTGCCAAATCTTGACAAGTCTGAATAGTACCATCTGTTGACTGAGAAGGCGGCCTGATGCTAGTACACCAAGCCGTTGATCCACCGTTACGACTGAATCCCTCCACAATAACCCATTTGTCGAACATAGAAACCATGCGCTCGGCAAAGTCCTTATGCAGCAAATGATGCTTAGCGTTGTAAACTATGGTTAGGGCGTACCTCATTTAATGTAATAAATGCGACTGCCAAAGCCCTCATCTGTTGACCAAATTAGGTCACAATCTACGGTCCTAAGGCTTTCACATGTTTGGTAATGCTTGACATGGTTGGTATCATCCAAGGCCAAATAAAAGCCTGGTTCGACTCTTTCCATTAGATACTTAAACTCAATCAGCCCCATGTGACCAGCAGAGTCTAGTATGACTAAATCAGGAGAAAAGTCAAGTCGAGCCAATGCAAAATGAAGCATCTCATCTGGCACCTTAAAGCTTACTTCTTGTCGATAGAGAATCTCCCTGTTATGATCAAGGTGGTCAATAACAATATTATCAGGAACATCGAAACTAATATTAGTGGGAATATCAGAACGCTTAACAGATAAACCAAGAAGGAAAGTGATAATCGTATTACGATGCCTTTTTCTTGCCACTTCGTAGTGGCGTGGGTTAACTTCAATAGAATAGACTTGCTCATCCCCCACCAAACCATCAGCAATGCCTTGGGTAGTTCCTTCGCCAAGATAGCTGCCTGTTTCAATAATCTTTTGAAGCTTCTTGGTTCGGATGAGGTTGGTGATGGCATCTCTGAAGTCATTGTGCGCTCCCATGCCATTAGGCATTAGGTGCTGTGCTATCTGCATTTCATTATTTTTTTCATGGTTTCATAGGAGCAATTAACTTGCATCGAATCCCCGTTGATAAACATGATATACACTACCTCATCATTGTTATCGTTATAGGACTTATGAAATGAATATACATTCTCTAAAGCGACCATCGCCTTGGAGTCTGTAAACTTATCTATTCCCATCTCATCAAGCTTTTTATCGCTTAAAGTAATATCAAACTCTTGCCATATCATATCGTTGCCAGTTTTTAGTTAGTATGGTCCTATCTGATTGATGCGGAACCTTGTCTGTAATATAGTAATGAAGCTCGGCATTTGTATCAATGGCATCGACAAAGTTCGCCAAGCTCGAATCTATGCAATGAATAGATGCCGCCTTTTCTAGTACCTTCCGCCAATCCAAAATCGTGTAATCGCCCACCTTTTCAAACTTGACCACTGGACCTGTAACCAAAATATCAGCAGGACTGCCATAGTCACTACTGCCGTGAATGACATGGTAAGCCCCACTATCAGGAATTCCCAAAGCATCAAACAAAGCATTTTCAGCAGTCTCATTTCGGTTATATTTAAGGTTTCTCAATTCGGTCAAAGGCACTCCTGCCAATCGGTATTTGTAAGTAACAAAGCTATCTAAGTTCCTGCGCTCCTTAATCCATTGCATGTGGATTGGACTTTTTTGGTCCAAACCAAAACTCAAATCAATGACTTTATCGTAATTGCCTCGCGTTGTTTCAACAGGAATGGCGTAATCTATGTAATTAAACAGGCTGTGGTATTGTTTAGGACAGTGCCAAAATACATTAAATCCACGTTCATGATACCAATTCGCAATGGGCAGGACTATCAATAAGTCACCTACTTTGCCTGGTTGGTTGATAAGTAGCCTCTTCTTGCGATACAAATCCGATTTGGTTGGAGCAACTGGCAAGGTCGCACCAGGCAATCTGTTACGCTCCGAATAGCTTCGTTTATTGGATAAATGCAGATGATAAGTCTTAATGTCCTTGCTTGGGTTAATGGGCTTCAATCCAGCCTGCGCGATTTCATAAGCCAAGCGATTGTCACAGGCAGGCAGACCCATTGTGAAATCCACATTTTTAAGCGTTTTAGGCTTGCCCTTCCATATCCAAGTGTCTTGGGTCCACTCGTAATCAAATAGCTTGGCATTGCCGTTGTGAAGCACATCCCAGCGACTTAGGCAAAGCACAATGCCATCCATCTTAAGGGATTTGATTTCCTCAATTTCGCTAGTAAAGTAAATATCAGAATTGGTCAAGATGTAGTAATCCGCTTCAACTGATTGCATGAAGTTGATGAACTCTGTGTAAGTCGGGCGGTCATAACCTTCAACATTCACAACCTTCGGATGGTCCCAAGGTGCGCCAAGATTATAAATCACATCTATGCTTGGACATTGGCAATTCAGATTCATGACCTGCCTTAACTCACGTTGCCTATCTGCAAACTTCTGTTCAAAGTAGCTTGTAAAAACTGCTACTTTGCCCGGTAACTTAATGCCTTTATTCTCGCCAATCTTGGCAATGGTTGGTGAAATTACCTTAGTCTTGGGTGAACTGATGTTGGCAATCTTATCACTTCTAAGCAGATGGCCTTTGAAGATATGCCGCTGCCCTCTTTGCACTTGCATCTTCATTAAAGCCCTGTCGTAATATTCCCAATACATGGGCTTGATATTGGAACGGTTGCCGAATAAACTCAGGAAGGTATAAGTTTCAGCGATTTGATGGGGTCGTTGAGCTGCCGTGTTACCAAAGTACATAGATGACTCACCGATATGATGCCATTCACCCATTCTTGCCAAGGCAATATTCAAATAAAGTTCATCGGGTTGACCGCCTCCCCACTTGTTTCTAAGTCGCTCCAAAGGTATGGGGTTGTCCATCTCAGCCTTAAATATCTCATACATCTTGGCGGTCTTATCGCACTTGCGGATGTATTGGATGCTAGATTGGGTAGCTGGGAACTTGGTCTGATGGTCAAAGCCACAATGCTGCCAAATATCCTCGCGATAAGCCCACCACATTTGCGGTAAGATGTTAGGGCTGTTGATGTCATAGACCTCGTTTATAAAGGTTGCATAATACGCCTCAGAAGCATCAAGCCTATCAAACAAAGGTTCGACAGGCTTCATGCAAATACCATCGACATCCAAGAATAGCGTGGAGTCGAATGGTGTTAAATCGTAAATATCCGCTTTGAACCTACCGGGGTCTGAAGGATCGTCATCCAATGACTCAATGCTGTCAAACATCGAGCGGTCGGTGACTTCCTTCAGAACGCGATCGGTAGCTATAAGGTGGATGGGTATGCCAGGGCTGTGGTGCTTGATGCTGACTGCGAGGTTATGAGCCATGAATCCATAGCCTCTTTTTCCCCACGCCATCAGCAAAATGCCTCTGGTCATAGTTCCACTGATTATGCGCTAAATACTCCTGTTGGGGTTGGAATCAAGCTGATGTTGCCCTTGTAAGTGAAGGTCAACTCGAAGCGTGCTGGCTCCTCATCAGTGTCAGTGATGATGGCACCACCAGTGAAGGCGATTTCACCATCCAAGTAAACTGACTCATCATCGAAACCAGTCTTAGGACAAAGGCGAGCGATAGCACCTGCGATGGTGTAACCACTTGACAAGGTTGTCCAGAAGTCAAAGTTGGTAGTGTTCCAAGAGTAATCAATGATGTTACCTGAATAGGTAATGTAAAGGGTCTGAGGCAGACCGCAAGCAGTGGTCTTTGGAGACAAGGTTGACTCACCTTGACCGATACCCATGCGAATCTGTTGAACCAATTTAGCATCGCCAGCAGCGATAAGTGCATTCACTTCAGTACCATCTGAAGGGTCGGTAAGGTCGTTACCGCAAAGGATGAGGACTACCTCGGAGATACCTGCTGGGCGTGGGCCTTTACAGGTAAGCGTTGCTACTTCGTGATCGCCAAGAGCCTCGCAGTTGTAATTTAAACAAGTTGCCATGAGAGCAAAGATTTTTTGAGTTTAGATTTGAGTTTCTTGGGATTACTTAATGCCTCACCCTATTTGGCACCAGTTGTTGCAAATATAATCAATTAAATGTGTCTATTGAACTGTTGGCCTTTTTCTTTGACGCGCAGGTTAACTACCGCCGTGGCTAGGCTATAAGAACCATCCGTTTGCCAGTTAGGTGAGTAATCTTCAGCCTCTGCTATATATTCTACGCCTACATCTTCAGTGTCTCCGATTTGGAAATGGTCGCAGCTGATGATGGCAGCCATCGCATCGTGGAAAGTTTCCGAGGCAAATCCTGTATGAAGCTGCCAATACTTCTCAACCTCGCTGTAAGCCACTCTGGCGTTTCCTGTTCCACTCTTCATCACTGTGGTGGACTTAGGATAGGTCGGAGCGATTGAGCGAATCTCAGCCCTCTGTTGAAGCCTAAATCCTGTGTTGGCGAACTCAAAGCCGAAGCTTGGTTGATCACAATAACCTACTAGCATCTTGGTTCTTGCAAATCCATTTGAATTGAATTGAAAACAATCGCTGGCGTAAGTAGCTTCAAAAGGTTCAATCTTTGTAAGACTTACATTATCTACAGTAATGCTACCTTCAACATAATTGACCTGAATATAATTTGGGTCGGTCTTTCCAAAGTTTGCCAAAATATAATAAGTACCACCGTTAAGAGTATAAGATTGAGTGTAACTGTAAATGCCTGCCGCGCTCTGATACGGTGGTAAAGGTGAACCATTCATATAGGCTTTAACTGAACTACCAAGTGCCGTTGAGCCAATAACTTCCCATTCTGTTTGATAGGTTCCAGGAGTTAATGTATTAATCCCAGTATGATATAGCAATACAAAAGCAGAGTGACCCGTTCCAACTAGTTTGATATCATCTATATCACCATCAAAGTTACTTGATGGAGTAAAGGTAATATCTACTGAACCGCTTTGCTTGGCATTATAAAGCTGCACAAACCGATCATTTCCTTTCCATGTGTAGGTGGTTCCTGTTGGATCATTGCCAAGTTTAACCGTTACCGTTCCTGTGGTCCAATTGCTAATTGTGAAACCCAAATAGTAAGTATAAGCCAATGCAGGAAGCGGAGGCGCAGGGAGGGTCAATGTCTGACTTAATGTTGCAGCACTGCCAGCCGTATGGCGAGCCTTATTACTTACAATAGACCACCCTGCTCCAAGTGTCCATCCTGTTGCACCACCACTGAAATCCCCGTTTGTGATATAATCTGTCAACCCGATTCCAAAAGGATTAAAGGTCAAAACCAATTGATCCGCAACAATTGAATATTGAGTACCTGCATTATTTTTAATCCAATCGGTAAAGCCATTGGCGAAATCTCCATTGGTAACCAAGTTATCAGATGTCACTATACACTGGTCATAAACATTCAAAGTATAGCAGCCATCTGCAAGCTCATAATCATCGAATGAAAAGCCCAAGGTAACATAATCTTGATAGTAACTGAAGGCATTCGAAACGTCATAGTTTGTACCATTGGAATCAATTAACTCAGCACTGTAATCATTGCGAAGTTTATAAAGAGACATACCACTGATACATCCATCGAAGTCAGATGTGGCCAATACCTTCATCACTCCAGCCGCTGTGGGTGTTAACCAAAAAGTAAAGGTTCCATTTGTAGTAACTGCCGAGGTTGCAACATTACTAACGCCAACCGTTAGTGATCCTGTTGTGCGGCCTGAAACGGTGAAACTGACTTTATAATAATCATTGGCATCGATGTAATTAGCAACAGTCTCATCTAAATCGCCAGTCTGACCTACTATGTGGCAAGCCTGACCATCGGAAAGAATCCAAGAATCGTTATAATCCCAATTGGCAAAGTTTATAATCTTAACACTTACATTCGTTACGCTGCCTGTGAAGTTGTTTGCTGTATAGAAGGTAATCGTTTCAAATCCTGTGGCGTTAAACTGTAAATCAAACTCATAAGTTCCGCTGCTAGTTACAGCAGGTGTTTGGGTTTGCAAAGGATCTCCATAGCCAAACAATACCACAAATTCCCCATTGGTTATGGTAGTATCAAAGCTAATTCTATAGACATTTCCTGCAAGTATTCCCAAGCCCGACTGCTCCAACAATGCACCGCTACCATTCAAGCAATCCATCTCGGTATTGCCTGCATCCCAAGTCCATTCAGGGTCATAACTCCAAGTGGCTGCAGGATTAATATTGAAATCCCCATTTAATACAAGCTCGCTGCCTAAAGTATAGTCATCAAACTCTGGGTCTGCAATCTCATTGTCATTACAAGGGGTCTGATAGAACTGACTCCAAACAGTATCGCCAACCGTTACAGGGTGGCAATATTGCTCCGAACCGCATTGGTAGTTGTTGGGAGCGTCAGGGTCAGGAAAGTATGGCTGAAATTTATTGCGTAGTAACGGCATTGTTAGTGACTAATTTTATCTGTGTTAAACCTGTCCAATCGTTTCGCTTCATGGTATCAATCCAACCGATACGCTGTTGGTTATCCTTCTCAAAGATAAACAATGTAGTGGGCTGCGAAACAATGTTTAGCCAATCTGTTTGGCTGATGTCGTAATCAAATGTGTATTCGTAACTCTCATAATTACCTTGGTTTGGAACGGTCAGGGTGATGCCTGATGAGGGTATTCCCGTGCAGGCCGTAATTGAGTCAGCCTGTAAGAAGATATTGATATGTGGGTACCTAGTGCAAAAAGACCAGTTCCAAGTGGCCCAAGGATTCCCCGATATTTGATAGCCAAAGTTGGGATGAAGTGGTAAGGATTGGCTGAAGATTGCCCCAACAGGAAATACTGAATAAGAATTGCTGTTGTTGCCAGGGAAATTAACCCGCTTGTAAATATTCGCTTCAATACTAAATTCAGCGTAATCCGTTGAAGCCATATCAACTACATAATTGACACCTAACTGACTAGATTCCATCCCTGCCGATATGATTGTTTGAGCCGATTGAGTTGATAACAAGTTGTTTGCAGCATCATAAATCCTAATGTAAGCCGTAACATAAACACAATCCTGCATAAATATTGTGGTATATGAACCAATTGGCAAACCAGGACCAGCCGTAGTTATTGTAAAATTACCTAAGCATGATTTGAGATTATCGCAATCAAAATTGTAATTGGCTGCAAAGCTATGGCTGCCATTAGCATTGGCCGTGTAACGACCTGTAATAGCACTGTATTGACCTGCGTTGTAATTGCCTGATGAGGTTAAATTACCAAACGTCAATATCGTTTCGGGCAGAGTAATATAATTGGCAATATATTGAGGGTCGGAGCTAACTAATAGCGTTTCACTTCCCTGACTTGCCTGATAGCCACCAACACCAACAGTCAAGGTATTAAACAGGGTTGTTTGAAGAGCATTACCATAATTGGCAAGCTTCTGAAGGTTGCTTAGATTATAGTTGTAATATCTTGCATTAGGACATGAAGAATTGGGAGGTGTCCATCTACCATAAACTACTGCAGAAGATACATGAGTTATATAATCAATATTGTTACATTCAATCAAAAATAAATCATCATCATAACCGCTAACACCGCCATTAATTTGGTCATTAACCGCGTTATTGGAAATCTTAAATTGATTAACCAAGTCCAATTCATTATCAATATTGCATTGACCCTTTGGAGTAAATATCTCTTCGCCAAAGCTGTAATAACTTACGCCCGGAATAGTATATACTTGGTCAGATCCAATAGGATTATAATCGCTCCCAGCCTTAACTGTTCCGTATAAATTATCCTCCCTAATATTGGATTGAAGGTCTTTAATATCCAAGAACTCTACTTGATTCAACCCACTAAACAAATCCGAAGTCTTTTCCATTATCATGGTCGGATTAGTCGGGTCGGTATTGTCAATGTAAAAGCTAAGATTGAATATCTTATTCATCTCATTAAACAGCGCACCAAAGCTAGTCTTGACCGATGGTGTAGCACCTTGGTTCTGCAAAGCGAAGCCATCAAAGATGAATACTTCAGGCTCTGTTTGTAGGAAGTTGGAATAGAAGGCCACCTTATTATCGCTGATTGCAGACACCAAATATTGAAACACATCGTAAACGCGATATCCCTTGGCTGGAGTCAATAAAGCAGTACCATCGCAGCCAAGAAATACATCCACATCGTAAGCAGGTGGAGGCGATATTAACACTCCATTCTTTGTTGTTGGCGATTGGATGTCGTATTTAATCGACTTGTTATTATTGATATAAGCATAAAAGCTGTTGTCCTGAACTTTACACTTAGCCACAACTCGCTGCAAATCGAATCGAATCGATGGCACCTTGATGACTCCGTTGTAAATCTCAATGGTCTGAGTTGGGTCGCTGTTATCAATAATCCTGATGGCAACCTCTTGGCATGAACCTGTGTCGAACTTGCCTTTAAGATAACTGTAACCGCTTATCTCTAATGGCTCTGGGTCATTGTTGCCGTTATAAGAAAGCTCCACATCCTGCGTAATCAACAAAGCACCGAGCGAACTGTTGCGCTTGATGGTTGTCGACAACTCCATGTCATTCATCGGCTGATCGGTCAGCTGACCATCGAGGTAGAATCTAAACGCCATCAGACCAAAGTGATTGATAATTCTTGTGCGACATAATCGAATATCGGCTGGTCATCTGCGCCCCAAGTAGCAACCAAAGCAAAGGTTAAAGGTATCCAACCATCAGCCACAACCTCTTCCAAAATGCTGCCATCAACATCGGTTTCTTGGTGAATTAAATCGTAATGTACCTGACCAGGCGAAGCGATAAAATCATAACCAGTGTAAACTGATAGCCTTAGAACATTAACAGGATGAAAAACCCCTTCCTTCCAAATGTCAAATGATACTATCTCGCGTTGGTTTTGTTGTAATGTCATGTTAGTCGATATAGATATATCCGCCAAAAATAGTGGTCAGCGGATTGGTTGCCCATGTCGGGTTGATGAATTTAATCTCAAAGTAGTCTCCTGCAACCACGGCAATGCTTAAGGATGAGTTGCTGAATACCCTTTCGCTTGTTGCAACACTTAAAGTAGCAATCAAAGTATCGGTTGTATTGTTCAAACGAATATACCCACTCCAAGCTTGGTTTGTTCCTGCCGTTCCTGAATAGCAATAAATCTCTGCGCGTTTTATAACTCCAGACCTAGGTATGTAAACCTTGCTTATACCCCCAGTAGTCACTGGAGCCTTGGGAAGATTGCCAAAGTATATCGTTGCTCCGTCAGCAGGCGATGAAGTCAATGCCTGAACTGATAAAGTATAGCCAGCATCCAAGTCACCGCTACCAAGAATCGAAACGCCGTTAAGCGTCTTGATATTGGTACCACTGACAAGCAAATCCTGCTTGTTATTAAATGTAGTCCAATCAGCACTTGTCAAGAAACCCTTATTAGAGCCGCTTGCAGCCTGTCCATTCGTGTAGTCAATACTTATCAGCCCCGAACCATTATCGTTGAAATCCGCGGCTGTAAACGCTGCTGCACCCTTGGTCGTACCATCCGCTGCGGCATTGCTGATGCCAATCGTTCCGCTAGTGGTGATCGTGCCGCCTGTAATCGGGCTGCTTGTGGCTATCGATGTGACCGTTCCTGAACCACTCGCAGGAGCTTGGTTAACCCATAGCGTTCCGTTATAAGTCAGCACATCCCCTGTTGATGGAGGCGTGGTAATCAGGTCCACATCGTGAATCTCATCAAGCTCGTAGCCATTCTGAGGCCTGACCAATATCTGACCTGCACCAGCATTGGCCTTTTCGACTACTCCGATATATACCAAGTGATTCGGGGCGTATGGTTTGGTTGCTGTTAAACCACCAGGAGTAGAACCAAGATAAAGAATATTACCAGGACTATATGCTCCCGTATTTAACCCATCCAAAACACCTTGGGTAATCACCAATCCATTCTGACCTGACAAGATATCCTCCGCAGCCAAGCCCAATGTAGTGGCCGAAGTCGAATCGCCAGTGTTATAGGCAAGCTTCACAGTTGCCTTGTTACCACTAGCCCCAAACAAATACACCGCCTCACCCTTGTTGATCGTGACCGCCTCATCATTCTTCACATAGGCATACATCTGCTGACCTATATTTACTCTGACACTAGTCGAATCGAAGTCATAAGCCAAAGCCAAAGTCGCTCCATTGTAACCTATCTGAGCCTGACCAGGTCCCGTTGTTGGTGTTTGGCTGAACGCTACAAAGTCAGTGGTCAAGCCATTAATTCCCAAATCAACATTGCCTGTGGCTCCCGTATATGGAACATAACCGCTCAGATTCGGAAAGGCCGAAACCATATATATTTCAATGGTCTGCTTCACCTCAAGTGCAGAGGTCGGAGTCAATAGGCCAAAGGTTACATCGTTATAATCCAATATAAGCTTACGAGTAATGCCCGGACTTCCTTTTTCCGTGTCAGTCCAATACAGATAACAGTAAGGCTCATCAACGGTCATGTAAATCCTGAACTTAGGAATGTACCAAGTCCTGACCGAATCGGTCACCTCAATCTCAAGCTCACTGAAGTCGGTTATATTGTAACTCATGCTCTGTAAATGTCTCGGATTGGTAGCTTCTTGGCGATGGCTTCTGCTATCTCATCCACATTGCGAATGTATTGACCCCTCTTGCGCTGGGCTTCCAAGTCCGATGGAGTTAATCCTGTCTGATTGTAAACAATCGAATTAGCCATATTCTCGGCGAAACTCTTGGCGCGTTGGTTATCTTTCGCCTCCTTCTGAGCCATCAAAGCAGGAGTGATATAGTTCTTATAAACATAATCATCAAGCTTGTTGTCATACATTGCATCGATTATGTCCGCATACTTGCGAGTCTGCCTAGCAGGAAGCACCTTGCTATTGGATGGCATGAATACCAACTCCTCGCCTTCCTCACCGACCCTAGCTAAATGCCCCTTAGCACCAGTGTCCTTAGAACCTTTGCGGTATGGGATGGGTGTGGCTGCAACCGCAGCTAATTGAAGTGCTGAAGTTGTAGCAATAATAGCCGAAAGAATAGCATTCAATGGAGGCGGTTCCTTTTGAGCATTTACCAAAGCCACAGCAGTAGCCAATCCGATTTCAAATGCTGCGGCAGCCTTATCCAAAATCGCTTGCTTGCGTTTCTCTTCACGAATCTTCTTTTGTGCGGCAGCTTCAATCTTAGCTTTTTCTTCAGTCAATGCCTTTTCATTTGCAGCAGCTTCCTCTTCACTGATTCTACGCTTTTCAAGGTATTCTTCATTCTTAGCTAACTGTTCATCAATAGAAGCAAGCTGTGCATCTCTTTCGGTTTCAATCTGCGCTATTCTTTGCTCACTGAATGTATCATAAAGATTTGAAAGCTCCGAAAACAACTGCTTTGTAGCATCCAAAACTTGAAATAATTGCTGAATCCTAGCCTCAGTTGAACGCTTCGTTTCGGTTTCAATTGTATCGTTTAGCTGCTTATTATTTTCGGCTATAGCATCATTGGTCTTTTTTGTAGCATTTAAAATCTGATTGTCATATTTTAAATTTATAGCCTCGCGCTCTGATGCGGCTGCTTCACCTTCTTTAACCTTTGCTAATTCAGCCTCACGGTTATTATTTATTGAAGTTTCAAGAATGCTTTGCTCATTTTTCAAAGACAAATTCAAAGCTTCAGTACGGGCAATAGCTGCTTGCTTGGCAGCCTCAAAATCAGCCTTACTGACCGCTTCACCCAAATCCTCAAAGCTTTGAGCCACTGCCTCATTTGCCGCCTCAACCTTGTCAGCCTCAATTACCAAAGCCTGCTCGATATTCAAATCATCCAGCTGCTTGGCGGCATCTTCAATCCTCTTAACCTGTTCGGCACTGATTATATTCAGTTCGTTCTGCTCGTTAAACTGAGCCAAATCTAATCTAGCCTGCTTTAACTCACCATATTTTTTTATTACTTCCTCTTTTTGCTTATCTGATAATTTTTTATCCTCTTGAACCGCTTTTATTTTTAAAGCAATCTCATCATCGATGGCTTTTTCATTTAAATCAGCTAGAGCTTTTACTTTATCAATTTGTTCTTGCTGACTTTTTGGATTAATTATTTCAATCTTCCTTTTCTCTAATTCATTCCTGATTTTCAGTATTTCTGCATCAAGATTCTCTAATAATTTCAAATATTCAGTTAAAGCATTCTTTGCAGCTTCACCTGCTTTTTTAGCTTTATCAGCAGCTTCTTCCCTTTTCTTTATTTCTAGATTTATAGTATCAAGATTCCTTCTACCTATGACATTGGTCTTATCTTGTTCTGCCGCAAGTTTTTTTAATTGATCTATATTTTTACCCCGGAGATCAATTGTTTTTATCAATCTTTTATCTTCAACGTCACCTGCTTCCGCTAATGCTAGTTTTGCTTTTTCAGCATCTTCTGAAATCTTGTCTGCATTTGCAATTTTCAATGTATTATTGTAACCTTCATTAAATGCTTTAGCCAAATCGACTCCAGCCTTAGTAAAACCACCTTTTATATTATCAACACCTTTGCTTATCAAAGATGGATCAAATTTGGTTATACCTTTGAATATATTAGATATACCCTCTCCAAGTTGTGAAGCGGATTTTCCAATTTCATTGAAACCTTCCCTAAATACATTGACCAATCCACTAACACCGGCAACAACTTGGACAATTGCATCATAAAGAAATGATACGGCAATTGCTGCACCTCTTGCGAATATAGATAATGCATTTAAAGTATTTTTTAGACCCTCGCCCTGTGAAAAAAACTCTTTTAATTTATTGATTATAGAATCAGGTATTAAATCAATAATTACGTTTTTAAGTCTTTGAAAAGAATCAATTAATGGGGAAAACACATCTTTTACTATCGCTATGTAATCCCTGACAAAAGTTACTATACCTGCCCCTACTGATTCAGTAAAATCAGCTATTGCATTTTGAAATATCTTGAATTTACCGGATGTGGTTTCAACCTCTTCTGCAACTGCACCCTGAGACCTGGATAATAATTCTACTACTTTTTGCAGGTTTTCTGCCTTAGTCGCACCTTTGTCTAATTCAAGACCTTGCTTGGCAAACGCGCCAGCACTACCTTCTACGGCTGATCCTATTTGACTGACTACTTGATTTAAATCTCTTCCCTGTGCTGCATATTCCAATAATAAAGGCAGTAAACCTTCTATTTCTTTAGCAGTCAAATCAAAGGCCAGTAATTGAGCTTGGGCAGTAGCTAAATCTCCAGCTGAAAAAGTAGATGTTTCAGACAATTGTTGCTGCTGTTCATTTAGTCTTGCTAAAGCTTCTTCACTTTCACCAGCTACATTTAAAACAGCTATTTTTAACTTTCTAGCCTCATCTTCTGCTTGCATAAAAGCATTTACAGCAGCCTTACCAAAATTAATTACAGATTCAATTCCAAAAGCCAATCCGAAAGCACCTGCAAGTGATTTTAAACTATTGCCAATTCCAGCATTAGTTTTTTCTACTTTATCTCCAGCTTTATCAGCAGTATCGCCGGTCTTTTTTAATTTTTCATTTGTCTTATCAAGTTCTTTATTGAACTTATCTTGATTTTTACCATCAAAGGCATTATCTATATTTTGACCAGCTTTTTTAGCGGCAATTGCCTCTTTTTCATATGCCTGAATCCTAGCCTTTGATGATTTTTGTGTTTCACTGGCTGCTTTTTCTTGTGCTTTAGTATTATTTTGGGTAGCCTTAGTTAAGTCTTCTTGACTATTAATAGCCTTATTAATATCAGTCTCAAGCTGAGTTATATCAGCCTTATACCTAATTATTATATCTTCAGTAGCCATGTCCCAAAGTTAAGAAATTCAACGTTTAATGGGTGACTTTTCCTTGGGTCGGCTCAATAAAACCTTCTTAACATAAGCCTCCATCGCAATCAGGTAGGTCTCGCAACTGGCCGACATCATCGCCTCGTAGTTCCTGACATCGCCCTCAACCAGCATCATGACATGGGTGCGATGGTCTTCTTGCCTGCTGCGGATCCTTTCGCGCCACGCAAGTATGAAATCATCCTCTTTAGGCGGTCTCTCTCCCGAATCGAGCTGACCAACAATGTTTCCCAATCTTGTGGTGAACACTTTAACAACTCGTTTAGAAGCCTCAATTCGGGAGTCTGAAAAAAAGAGTAATCGGGGTGCTGATAGTACAGCAGCTGCAATGCCTCAACCTTCTCATCGTGAATCTTTTGAACAAACCTGGCGGCAGGCTCATCTTCGCGAACCAACTGAACCGCCATGAACTGCCACATAAGCTGATCGTGGAGAATCATCTGCTGCCGCTCCTTAATCTGACTAAGCACCGCACCAATCTTGACCACATCGGCCTTCTTGCCAGCCAATGCCAAAGCCAACTCGCCATTGGCTACATCAATCAAAGCGGTCAGCTCCTTTTCATCTAGACCTGCCGACATCATGGTCAGGAAGTCCTGCATCTTGCCCATCCGCTCCAATGGAACAATGGTGCTGCTGCCTGTGAACCGATAGTAAACCTTGCCATCTAAATCTACCAAGGCTTTCTCCATCGAGAGCTTATCGCCCTGTGGAACCTCGGCAGCATAGAGCTTAAGCAGTTCCTCCCGATTCTCCCTCCAAATCGCTTTGAGGTCGGGTTGTTTCTTTTTGAATATCATCATTTATAAGTAATGGATAACGCTGTGTAGGTGGCGCACATTTACGCCACTTGCCCTCAATCAACACATACCACTCGCCGCCGCGCATGATGTAATGGAAACCATGAACGCGGTGGTAGTGCTTCTTCATGTGTTGAGGTTGTATCTAATGAGTCCATTGATGCCGCATGTGCCGAGCATAAACAGCGGCCAATAGTACCACGGCAAAGATAGATACAAAAGCGCAGGAACAGACCAAAGCGAACCCATGCAAGGCAAGCAAAAGTACAGGGGTTTCCGCATCAAGTAAGGCAAATACGAACCGTACCATCTGACCCACCAAAGTATCATCGCCCCATCGATACGCTCCTTGCGCATAATATCAGGGCTATCATCGAAAGCCTCGTAATTATTGAACTGCGCCGAGACATACACCCCAACCGAGATGCAGCTTGAAACGATTATGCCAGCCAGTATCTCAAGCATCGCATTGTCCTGTGGTTAGTTCGATTTCGCCATCACCAACCAATGGCTTTAAAGTCGTGAACTTGATGCAGCAAGTATCGGTGCCATCAATAGTAGCGGTCACAGGCTCAAGGTTCAGATTGGTGAACTCCAGCTCGTAGCTATGCCCCATCAGATTGTAAGCATCGGTTAGGTTCAATCCTGTCGAAGCCACGCCATCGGTCTCGATTATTTCGCCTAAACCATCAACGGTTATGTTGAATAGATTCTGCCGATTGTTTGATATGTCCCAAAGAATCGCGTAAAGATTCGTGCTGACATCATTGGGGAAGGTTATCCCGGTCAATATGATTTCGCCACCTGACTCCACGCAGCGCGGAAGTGGGTTGACTTGAAGACAAGATTTGCAATACATTACCTGAAGTTTAGTTGTCCGAAGTTATGCTTTTGGTGCCGCTCGATGTCGGGCTTTACAAATGTATTAATTAAATACCTCGCACAGTCAAGGAAGTCAGCTTTTTGTGTCAAATCCTTACGGTTGCCCTTGATGATGGAACCTGTCGCATCGCACTGAACCATCCGCATGTCATGGGCTAAACCTGGGCAATTGGTTGGATTAACCCTCAAATGAGTCTGATTCTTGCGGTCTAGACTAATATGAAGCAGATAGTTGAAATCGTTACGGCTGCCCTCATGGGTGGGGTTGGGCGGTATGATAATCTGCGATTCCCTGATGCCTAGCAATCGGCGCAAGGTCTCGTAGTTGCTGGCATTATCGGCTAGAGCTATGTTCCTATTCTTACCCATCGCATCACCAGTAAGCTTTGCATTATGCAAGATAGGTCCATACATGGCCTTGATTCGTTGCGCCATAGATTGAAGCGAACCGTTGTCGATGCTGAACTCATTGACGAAGTTCACATGAAGCCCTAACTCATCGCGCCAAATGTTGGCAAACACCACGGCAAATGGGTTAAGGTTGAAGTCAATACCGATATGCAGCTGCTTTTTCCAATCCATCTGAACTTCATTACTGAAGTGGATATCATCCAGCGCGTAAAGGAATGGATTCATTGCCTTGCCATCCACATCAGCTGCCATGTACTCGCAATCAAATACCAATGGAGGCAAGATGGTCCGCATCATTTCAATCTCTTCCCGATTGATGTGGGGATTGTCATAAGTCGAATAAACAAAGGTCTTCCAAGTATCGGGCTTTAAGTCTTGGTTCTTGCAGAGCTTTTTGAAATAGGTCTGCCCGAATTGAGGCGTACTAAGAAAGTAAGCATCACCGCCAAAGTCGGTTAGGGTCGGTGCTATCGCCTGTTCCCAAGCCTCCTGAAACTTACCTGCCTTTTCGCACTCATCGATTAGCACGCGATGATACTTGCGACCTCGACCCGAGTTAGGCTCTTCCATACTCCAGAAGTCAACCTTGGCACCGTTCAGAAACACTATCTGCTTGACTGTCTCCGATTTGCTTACGATAACATTATGGAAGTTGTTGAGCGTGGTTTTCCATACCTCATAAAGATCCTTATACGTTGGACTGAAATAGCCTGTAAACCAACCGTTTTCAAATGCCTCGGCTATCAGCTCCTGACAAAGCTCGGTCTTGCCGAATCGCCTGCCACACTTAAGAACATTGAACCGCTTGCGATTGTCCAACAAAAATTGTTGGTTCACATGCGGTCTTGGAAGTTCTAGTATAATAGCCATTGTTGCCAGTGGGGGAGTCGAACCCCCATGCTGCCCCATGAAGGAACAGTGTTGCCAATTACATCAACTGGCAGATCATTCCGCCTTTCGTGTTATAATGACTTCAACCTGCTGCGTGCCTTCCTGCTTTATCTCGGTGCGCGCCTGCTTGGGCTTAAAGTATTCGAGCAGCTTGCCGTAGTTGTCTAGGAACTTATCATCAGGCATTGTCTCCATGATCCTGTTCGCGCGTTCGGCATGGCGCGTTAATAAAGCCTCGCCCAAGTCCTCCCATTGTTTGGTGCGCTCGTTCTTTGAACCTGATGGCCTACCTGTGCTGTATTTGTTGCCTTTTGGTGCTGGCATGAAGTTTTATGAAGTATGTTTTACTTTTTGCGCCTAACCTTCTCAGGAAGGCTCTTATATGCGCTTTTAGGCGTTTCTGAGGCGAATTTCTTGCAAAGCTTAGGGTCAGTAGCACATATAAACCGCTGCTGTGATTTGGACTTAAATGGCATGATTAGAAGCTTTTGATTCTACAAAGGTAGTGTATAATTGGTGGAATTGGTCAAAATCCTTAACGATCCAATAGAAGCCACCAGCACGCTCAATCTTGGCTTGGTAATCCTTTTGAGCCTCGGATTGTCTGTCCGCACCTATCTTTATTTCAATGGCAACCTTGTAACCTTTGATGAGCGCATCCACATCAGCAATTCCTTTTACCTGCGTGGATGGTCGGTAGAAGCCACC